CCAGAACATTTTCCAACGAAGCAGCCATATTCGCATCCCTTTATAGAAGCCGACCCAGGACGAACGTCAGCTGGTTTCCGACGATCTAGCCCGCAATAGCTGCTTTACCCGCGATCCCTTCCGGCACAAACAAAATTAATCCGCCAAAGCGGATCTTCATTGCCGCGGGACCTGCTGTCCTTTCCGAAAATTTCGCAGGAGATTTAGCCAGCGATTTTCCCTGCTCTGCGGGAAACAATTCCCTGTTAGCTCCACAAAATTGCCTGTTCGGGTGAGTAGGGAATTTTGGCGTAACAAGCTGACTTACGGTCGGAAAACCCAGCCGTCTTCCCGCCTTTGCGGCTAAATCCGGGAAATTTCCCTGTATTTTCCCGGTTATCAGGGAAATTGACTGCCGAGACAGGTTCGCCGCAGCCTCCCAGCACAGCCAGCCCAAGTCATTGATATTGAAGGAAAAAACGTGTTTCGCGGAACCTTCTTTTTTCGGGCGGTTTCCGGCGAGTTTGCCCTCCCTCATCGCGCCACTCTGGCGGCAGAGACGGGTTTTCGCGAAGAGAAGGCCGCTGCCGACGCGAAAGTCTCTCGGGGGGCATTTGGGGGTCAACATTTTCGTACGAGTGCATCAGACAGCATCGCGCAGCAACGTGCGCAAAACTCGCACTATTGCCGCTCAAACCCGAGCAGCTTCCGCTGTTCGGCCCAGTTGGTGGGGAGTTTGAGGGCTAAACGCGTTAGCTGCTTCGCGCTGAGCTCAGGCGGGTGTTTGCCGTTGATGATGGCCGTGACGATATCGGGCGCCAGCGACGGAAGCCGCAGCAGGCGAGAGAGGTAGCCGATGGTGAGTCGCTCCTGACTGGCAATGGCCGGCACCGTCAAATTAGGGTCCTGTACCAGCCGCTCCTGAAAGTCATGGGCGCGCGCAATGATCCGGAGCAAACCGGGATCGGCCGCCGTGAGATCGCCGGCGTTGTTCACGACCAGTTTCATTTCACGACCGACACGCTGGAGTCGCGCTTTCACTTTTAGCTTCAGAGTATCGCCGGTGTGGTTTCCAGGGGCCGGTGCCCCCAAAGATGGTTCTATCGACTGTGCCTGGAGCAGATCGTGAAGCCGGCGCCGATAGAGTCGAATCTCGATGTGCTCAGCTTTGATGTCGACCCGGTTGACGAGAGTCAGGAGGATGGATCGGACCGCGTCTGGAGCGAGCGTAGGAAGTTCCTCTGAGATCCGACGCCCACGCGCGATCAGTCTCTTCTGCTCGACTCCGTTTTGCTCGGCATCGCTGATAGCACTCAGCACGGCTCCTTCATCGTCGAGGAAGGCGCGGAGTCTTCCAACGACTAGGCTCTCGAGATTGCCGGCGGGGATCCGCCGCCCCTGCGAATTGTCCTTGGCAGTCCCCGTGATCAGTGATTTCGAGACATAGTATCGATAGCGCGTGTCCTTCTTGACGGCGTGTGTGGGCGTCAGTCGTTCGCCGCTTTCGTCGAAGGCCAACCCGGCGAGCAGGCTGGGATACTTTGCGTCTGCTCCTTTAGCCCGGTCGACCCGGTTCTCGGCGAGGACAGCCTGGACCTTGTCCCAAAGAGTCTTGTCCACGATGGCCTTATGCTCTCCGGGATAGGCATCGCCTCTGTGCGTGATCTCGCCGCGATAGATGCGGTTCTGAAGCATGAGATAGAGGGCACCGCGGGAAAGCTCGTGACCGCCATAGACAGTCCCGTCCGAGAAGGTGCGGTGTTTGCTGCGGATTCCCGCGGCATCGAGTTCAGCCTTGAGCGCACGCACCGACCGGAGTTCGGCATAACGTCCATAGATATGGAGGACGGTCTGTGCCTCTTCCTTGTTTACGACGAGCTTCCGCTCCCGGACATCATAGCCGAGCGGCGGCAGGCCACCCATCCACATGCCCTTCTTCTTTGATGCGGCGATCTTGTCACGAATTCGCTCTCCGGCTACTTCTCGCTCGAACTGGGCAAAGGAGAGAAGGACATTGAGGGTGAGCCGTCCCATGCTGGTGGTGGTGTTGAACTGCTGCGTGATTGAGACGAAGGAGACGCCACGCGCTTCGAAGGCCTCCACGATCTTGGCGAAGTCGAACAGCGAGCGCGTCAGACGGTCGATCTTATAAACGACAACCACGTCCACCTTGGCGTCGGCAATATCGACGAGAAGCCGTTGCAGGGCAGGGCGGTCCAGTGTCCCGCCGGAGTAACCGCCGTCGTCATACAAGGTCGGCGAGACTGACCAGCCTTCGTGCTTCTGGGAAAGAATGAAGGCGGCACAGGCTTCGCGCTGCGCATCGAGTGAATTGAACGCCTGCTCCAAACCCTCGTCCGAGGATTTGCGTGTGTAGATGGCGCAACGCAGTCGTCTCGAGGGGCGACGCGTCGACTCTCGCGACTTAGGCATTGCCGATCCCCTTCTCAGAGCTTGTACCGGCGCGCACGAGACCGAAGAAGCGGGGCCCCGACCAATGGGCGCCCGTGATCTTTTTGGCGATCTTCGTGAGGGACGAGTAGCTCGTCCCGACATATTCGAAGCCGTCTTCCGTCACGGTGACGGTGTGCGTACGGCCATGCCATTCGCGCACCAGCCGAGCGCCCGGCTTCAGAGCGAGGCCAGGATCTGGACTGACCCGGCCCGTAGTCCGGAACATTTTTGCCAGCGTCTTGAGCTTACGGCGCGTCGTCTTGCCGAGCCCACCATGTTCAAGCTCCTGGCGCCGATAGGCGATCCCCCGCACCAGGAGGTCGCGGCTGATCCTTGGTGGCTCATAGCGGTAAAGCCGGCGCCATTCGCGGCGGAGTTCGTCAAGGCTGGCGCTTTCAAGGGCAGGGCCTGGCGATGAGCGCTTAGGCGCGGTACTGGCCCCGTTATCCTGATCGGCCGCGGATCGGTGGCCGGGAGCATCCATCGCTGACCTCCTTTGAGGCCCGAAACCGGGCTCTTGCACCACCACAAGCCCAGAACCAAAGCCGGGCGCCAGGGCGTGCTCAGAGGTCAGTCAGTCTGTCCGCCTCCACCACACATGCTTCGTATGCATGAGAAGTCCAGAGGAAAGTCTCACGCGGTGGGAGCGTTTTCTGTCCGAGGTGTTGCCATGCAGAGTTTCGAGACGGCCCGCGAGCACGCCGAGAAAGACCTGGCGGAACGGCTATTATTCGAGCTTGAGAAGCAGGGGGACCGTTATTCGCTGGGTCGCAAGACCGGCGATCATGCGCGAAGAGATAATCTAACTCTCGACGAGGTCGAGCACGTGCTCGAGCGCTGGAAGCTTCAGGGCTCCACGGCGACCGATATCTGGTCCTATTGGGCCTCAGCCAGATCGATCTCGCCTTCAACGACGTGCTTGAGATCGGTCCCCTCGCAGGTCAGAATCATCTTGACCTTTAGTTTTCCCTTGCCGGCCAGGTTCTCCGCCCGCACCACCTGCTCGATGGCTTGCTGCGAGGTGATGCCCACCTCTTTGAGGTATTTGCGCATCGAAATGTTGAAACGTTCCATGTTTGAACCTCCTGAAGCCGATCATCTGAATCTACGACAGGAGCTACCTATCGTCGAGGCCGCCATGGACCTCAGCCTGAAGCCCATAGGCGACGGCCCGAACCAAGAATTCGCGGCTGGCGTAGCGCGGCACCTCAGAGCGCCACAGCCGGCGCTATTCCGCCCCGAGCTCGGCACGCGGGCAGTCCGGCAAGGCGAGGACCCGGGCCGCAAGATCCACCTCGTTCTTTGCTTGGGCGGAGGAGCGCCCGCGCCGCCTCGGGCGCGGGCGAGAGGCCAAGGGCGGTGCCATGGACTAGGCCTTTGGGGATGCCACCGCGGCGATGTGGTAGCGGCGCATGCCGTCCTTGCCCACGTCGGAGACGAGGGGAAGGTCGAGCTTCTTGCGCACCAGGCCGCTGAAGAAGCCGCGCACGGAATGGCGCTGCCAACCAGTCTTGGCGACGATGTCGTCAATGGTGACGCCTGACTGCCGCCGCAGCATCTGGATCACCAGATCCTGTTTGCTTTTCGCTGGCGCAGCGCGCGGCTTGGAAGCGGCCGGTGAGGCCGCCTGAGGCTTGGGGCGTGCCGTGGCCGTCTTGCGTTTGCGCGGCATGGCTGCCGCCACCACCGACAGCCGGTCCTTGTCGGCCTCCTCGATGCCCAGGGCAAGAAGCCCGGCCGTGGTGATGAACAGGCCATAGGCCCGGCTGTCCTCGTCACGCCGCCATTCAGGCGCGCCGTCGGTGATCCGCCGTTCCTCGATGAGGTTTCGTTTGCGCAATGTCGCGACGACTTTGTCGAGGGCGGTACCCTTCACCGTCAGGCTTTGCGGGAAGGGGAGAAGCGCGTGATCGCCGCGTTGAGCGGCGGCGCTCAACACCACGAGCTGCGTGTCGTTAAGTTTGGGGGGCGACGTTGGGATCTTGGGCATGACTGCCTCCATCATGGCGCGCCGGCCCGATGCCGGCGCTTCCACCGCCCACAGCCCGGCGACAGGGCCAGGGGTAGGGGATAACGGAGGCGATATGCCCGTCACGGCATTGACAGCATGCACGCTCTGTTTGGCGCTAAAGTCCAGTGGAATATCGGGGAAATCCACCCTGGCGGCGGATTGCGAAGATCTGGGTTTACAGCCGTTTTATGAGGGTCTTGAGGAGTCGGACCGGGTCGGCGCCCAAGGCGTGGGCGATCACCAGGAATTCGGTGACGTCGATACGCCGCTCACCGCCTTCATATTTGGCCACAAAGGACTGAGGCCTTTTCAGCCTGTCCGCCACTTCCCATTGGGTGAGCCCGGCGCGTTTGCGCGTTTCGAGCAGAAGCTGCCCGAAGGCCTTCTGCTCATCACTGTGGACAGACTTTGTTAAGCCACGCTGCCGAGTTGCCATCAGTGCAGCAGGCTGATCCCAATAACGGATTATCCCAAAACTGGATATTTGCCGCGAAGCAAGCTAAGGGTCCGACCGGAGTGGAACAGCCAGGAGGACCCTCATGGCGATCGCGGCGGAAAAGAACGATATAGCATCCGGTCATGCCGATGCGGGCAGGGCGCCATTGCCGTGCGAAGGCTATCTTTCGCTAAGACGGCGCTATGAGCCGGAAATCCTCAGTCTTATCGTCGTCGCTGAATCGCCGCCGCAGTCGGGAAAGTACTTCTACAAACCCGATGGCGAGGTCAGTGAGCCTTTGTTTGCGGCGCTGATGAAGGCGCTTGGCATTTCGCCGGGCACGAAACCGTGCGGGCTACATGCATTTCGGCAACGAGGTTGGATTCTGGTCGACGCTACGTATGAACCCGTAAATGGCCTCTACAACGCCGCACGCGACGCGATCCTTATCCGCGACTACCCATTGCTTCGCGATGACCTCGCGAGATTGACGCCCGATCGGTCGAGGCCGCTCATTTTGATCAAGGCCAATGTGTGCCGGATCTTGGAGCCGCGGCTCACCGCCGACGGTTTTACGGTCCTCAATAGCGGCCGGAGCATCCCTTTTCCCAGTCACGGCTGGCAAAAGCATTTCCACCGCGCCTTCGGCGCCGCCTTGAAGGCTGCTGGAATCTCTACATACAAGAAGGGCACGGTCACATGAGCCTGCCCCTAGGCCGCGCTGCTGCCGACAGTCGAGTCTATAGGTTGTCGAGCGTATAGGTCGACAGCTTGTGATTAAGCGCCTGGCTGATGCTGTCGACCTGATCGTCATGCGGGCTATTTGGGAAGGCCAGAAGCTCGCGCTCGAGTTCGTTCAGGAACGGCGCGCCCTTCGGAAACAACACTTGTCCCTTGTAGAATTTCTCTTGCTGAACGTACATGCGGCCTTTCTTGTCACGCTCGACCGGCACGGGCTTGACCGCCATGTGCAGCAACTTCTTTAGCTCCTGAGCAAGCGCCATGCCGGTGGAGGCATCCTCAACCAGCACGATGGAAGGCCTATGGAGTTCCGCCTGCGCGATCACCATCTTCTTCAAGCGCGGATAATCGAACCGACCGCGGACAAGGTCGAGCAGGTAATAAAGATTTTGGTGAAGGAGCCACGCGGTACAGACGGACCAATCGTTCTGGGCGCCGTCCTTGGCAGCCGTGTCGACGCTCAACAAGACCTTTGATCGATAGGTGCGCTTGGGTAGCTCATGCCGTTCGTAATAGCGAAACCACTCACGCAGGATCATCGCCCCACCCTCAGGCACCGGACACTGCTGATATTGAGCGGCGAAAATGTCGGGTGGAATGGCTCTCTGCAGCTTCTCCAACACCTCGATTGGCTCGTGATCCGGCTGCAGCGCCTCGCCGGCTTTTCGATAGTGAAACTTGTCCGGCGCGATCTGGACCCGCTCGTCGGCCTCGGCGATGGCCGACAGGCTGAGGGTGGTCCACTCGTCGGAAGCCTCGGTCACATGGCCGCACAGATCGTTCATGTGCACCCGTTGCATGACGATGACGATCGCGCCGGTTTTTTTGTCGTCCAATCTCGAGATAAGGGTGTTCGAGAACCATTGATTGATGCTGTTGCGCCTTGCCTCGGATTGGGCGTCGACCGCCTTCTGTGGGTCGTCGAGGATGAAGAGGTCGCCGCCGAGGCCCGTGAGGGCGCCCATGACGGTCGTCGACCGGCGATAGCCGCCTTCGGTGGTGGCAACCGCATCCACAAGGCTTTTCTTGATCCTCATGTGAGGAAAGGCGCGCTTGTACCAGTCCGACTCTACGATCGCGCGGAAGTCGCTGGAATGCTTGTCGGCCAAGTCGTCGCCATAGCTGATCACGTAGATGCGCTTCCGCGGGTCATGGCCGAGCACAAAGGCGGGATACGCTATCGAGACGATCAGGGACTTCAGGGACCGAGGCTGAATATTGATAATAAGGCGCGTGAGATCGCCGTGACGGACCTGCGACAGCGTGTCATAGATCGCGTGGTGATGCCAATTCTCCTTGAACGTCTTGCCGGGGTTGAGCGTCAGAAAGCAGCGACGCACGAAGAGATCGAAGCGGTGCCGCAGGGCGAGATCGACCAACAGACGTTCGCTATTCGACATCAGGCGGCTCCTTGTCCTTTTCCGCGCGCTTCGCTTCGAGCTCGCGCATGAGCGCATCGAAGATCTCTCGGTCGTTAGCATCGAGCGCGTCGCCCTCGGAGGTTGTGCCTTCAGCTTGTCGGTAGAGCTTGAGCAGGAAATCAGCCGCCTTCGCATCGCCCTTGAGTCCCCTCTCGGCAAACTTCATGAGCATGGCCTCGAGCATGCTGACCTTTCGCTCCTTGCCGCCTTCTCGGACCGTGATTCGTCGACTGAGAATCTCCCGTGCGAGCGTGTCGGCGTTCTTTGCGCCTCGTGGCCGGCCGGTCGGGAGTCCGCTTTGACCAGGTTTGAACTGCGTCGCCTCAGGTGGCCGGCAATAACCGACGGGGTAGTCGCCGGTGGCGGTCTTTCGAGGCTTTGAGGGATCTCTCGAACGTTTTGCCTTACTCATTATGCCCCCTTCGCGGATGGATCGGCTCGATCGCCAGCCGCGTCGGGCAGCTCGTTGAAGGTTTGGCCCGTGCTCTCGAGGATCGCGTCGCGCTTCGTGAGCTTCTGCCACCGACGGATCGCCACGTCGGCGTAGTGCGGATCGATCTCCATGCAGAAGGCCCGCCGCCCGGTCTGCTCGGCGGCGATGATCGTCGTCCCAGAGCCCGCGAAGGCGTCGAGGATGACCGATCCGCGACGAGAGCAATCCCGCATGGCGTCGGCGATCATGGCGACGGGTTTCACGGTCGGGTGCATTTTGAGCTCGTCCATACGTCCGGCGCGGAAGGTGTTCACGCCGGCATAGCGCCAGACATTCGAGCGGTTGCGGCCACCGCCTCCCAGTCCAAAATTGTTCAAATGCGGCGCTTGGCCGTGCTTGAACACAAGGACGAGTTCGTGCTCGCTGCGATAGAAGCTGCCTTGGCCGGCATTATTCTTGACCCAGACGCACAGGTTCTTGAGCTCGTCGAATACGGCCGTGCCGGCCGCCATGAGTTCGGCCACATGGCGCCAATCAATGAAGACGTAGTGGATGGCACCGTCGATCGAGTGGTCGGCACAAAGGCCGAGCGTGTCCTCGAGGAAGGCTTGGAACTGGGCTTGCGTCATTTCGCCGGAGGCGCAAGCGAACTCTCGCCGCTTGATGCGGCCACGACCACCGACATTGCCCTGGATGCGGACATTATAAGGGGGATCGTGGATGCCCATCTCCGCGACCTCGCCCGTCATGAGCTGCGCGAAGGCCGCTTCATCCCGCGCATCGCCGACCAAAAGCCGGTGGCGGCCCAGTTCGAAAAGGGCGCCGGTCCATGATACGGCCGGTCCTTCTAGAGGCTCGAGCGCCTCGTCGGCGGGGTCGGCGGCGTTCTCGGCCAGAGTGTCGAACACGGCATCGACCTCGGCCGGCTCGAAACCGGTGATCGAGAGATCAAGGCCGATTTCCGGCAGCGCCAACTCAAGCTCGCCGAGCTCGAGCGAAAGGATCTCGAGATCCCACGCGCTCTTGGTCGCAAGCTGATTGTCGGCCAGCGCATAGGCGCGGAGTTCGGTCTCAGATAGGTGGGAGACGCGGATGACCGGCATCCGCTTCAGTCCGAGTGTCTTTGCCGCGCGCCACACTACGTGGCCGGCGACGATCCGGTTTTGCTCGTCGATCACGACGGGCTTGATCACCCCGAAATGGAGCACCGAGTTCGCAACGGCTGCTTCTTGCGCCTTGTTATGGGTGCGCGCATTGCGTTTGGCCGGCTTGAGGTTCGATGGCGGGAGCATCTCCACCATCCACGGCAGCTTCGCCGCGAGCGATTCAATAGAAACCGCAGATTGGGTTTCAAATGAATGGGATTGTTTCATCGGTTTTGGCATCGTCGATCCTATTTTGTGATTTTCGGGGTGGTGGAACGCGAGGACGGCCGCGCAACCACGTCGCCGCTCGTGCCGATCTTCGCTAGTGATTGCTTCGCGGTGAGAGTCATGAACTTACTCTGCCGCGTTTGCTCGGTTTTGTGCTCGCCAACACATTGTTCAGGTCGTGCGCCATTCGGGTCAGCTCGATCATCGTGTAGGAGATGCCGGCTTCTCGACGGAGGAACGGCATGAGCTCGTTGTCTTCGAGCACCGCGATCTCTCTCGTTTCGTCGCAGCTTTGATCTCGTGACCGACCTTTCCGCGAGGCGATCACCAGATGAACAGGACGCGTGGTCCACACGGCGAGGGTGCCAGGTTGCGCAGCCTCTAGAATCTTCTTCTGATCGAAGAGATCGGTCGGATTCCATTGCAAGATCTGAGCGTGCTTCGGCTCAAGATCCGTTCGCGCGCGGCGGAGGATTGAAATGACTGTCGCTTGCGGCCAGCCATGCTCCATTAAGTCCAATCCCAGACGGAGCGCGAAGATCTCGTATTCTGAGAACCACACCTCAGTCCCACGACCCGGCGCCTCCCCAGTGTAGAAAGCGTAGTTCGCGTACTCGGGATCATTGGAACGATGAATGACATAGAGGCCTCGATCAGTATCCAACAGACGCTTCATCTCGGTGCGCAATGACGCGCTAGGCGACGGGCCTTGACCGATCGCGACCGAAATGGCCTCCGCGGCCTGGTTTCGCTTATATGCGTGCATAAAGAACCTAATAGCAGGTTTTATATGCCTGTGTAAATGGTGTCGCCGCAGCGAGAGAAGGATATTATGTCTTAAGTATCAACGTTTTATAGAGTCTGAGGGGAAGGGCGCCTAAGGTCGAGTCGGCTTAGGGACCCAACCCGGAAGAAATGCATTTGAGGGTCTCAGAGTCTGCTTGACCCAGAGCGGACATGGCCCGCCGTCGGCGCAACTTCTGCTTCTGGCCCAAGGCGGACGTTCGCGCCAACGCCTCGAAGCTGATGGAGCTTCGGCCCGCGACCTAACTTTTCGCTCCAAAGGGCCAACGGGCACGAGTCGTCCAACCGGAAATGCAAGACGAAAGTCAGGGAACTAAGCGCTGCGCATCACCCGCGCGAGAGCCTCGGAGGTGACGAGAACTCGGCCATTATCATCGAACGGGCCTTCGGCGTCGTGAGCATCACTCGCAGCCTGCTCAATCAGTTCACGATATGCCTCGAAAACAGCCGCATCTGTGCCGGAAAGATGAACGCGCTCGGCATGATCTCGCAGCGCCTTATGGCTCACGCTGCACGCCACAGTGCTACCTTCCGCATCCTCCATCTGGAACCGAACGCCGTCCTGTTCCAGGTACTCGTTCTTGAGGCGCTTGAGAGGCATCTCGGCCAACTTACATCGATTATCTACGCGCGGCGCCGTAGCTTCTTTGGTCCTCTCGAGCGCGCCCCGCTGAGGCTCCCTGCCTTCTGCCAGCTAACACCACCGACACAGACCCACCGCTGCCCATCTGGAGTGGGTTACCAGATAGGCCAGGTGACCTAGGCCCAAGTCGCGAGGCCTCAACGCGCGTTCAACGCCGCATCCCCCGAAGAGACTTCGGGAGTTGCGGGACGAGGTGGTGGCGGAGCGTTGCCCACATCGGAGGTCTCAACGGAGCCGTCCCGATCCGACTTCTTCGGCTCAACTCCGCTGGCGGTCCGAGTTATTATGGAGCCTTACCTCTGCTGGGTAGCCTAGCGTTTGGCCTTCCTCTTCTTTGGATTTTTGGACTCTTTGGATGCGGCTTTTGATCGACCCGCCGCAAAGTATTTTAGTCTCAAGGTTCCGATATTTCCCTGAGAAACCTCTCTCAGCACCATGGAGGCGTTAGATCCCGCGGCTACAACGACGTTGTCCGATCTATGTAGAATGAATTGACCCCCGCCTGGTGCGAGTGTGACGCTGACGCCATCGTCTAGAGGTTGGGTCCCTACGCACTCAATTCTTCCCCCATTCAAAAAGCCCCTGATTGCTGATGGACGCGTACTGTCGAGGCGCAGGTCTTCGGAACGCGGCATTGTTTCCTCCCAAGGTTTTAGAAGAGCGCAAGTTGGTTCGCGCCTTCCATTTTGCGTCCAGCGGGTCTCAGATTGGATAAAGAAAAGCCCCGGACACGGGGGGATGCCGGGGCTTCGGGTTCCGTTTGGGGGGAACCATGACGGGGGAGGGATAGCCCCGCCTGTGACTGAAATCTATCACCCCTGGTCGCGCCCAAAAATTACAAATCGTTCAGTTTCTGGGCTTTTCTGTCGCAGGCTTAACGGGAACCGTGACCCATCGGTAACACCCTCACTTTATTGTTGAGGATAGGAATTACAGCCCGACATTAGAGGTGGTCCCGGTTATCTGAACAGTCTTTCCGCATCGATAAGTGAAGCGTCTGCCAGGGTTAGGCTGCCATGCGGATTGGCAGCGGGGTGAAGTAGGCTTGATCGGGTGTGGTTCCGTCAAGGCTCGAATGCGGTCGGCGGCCGTTGTAGAAGTCCAGGTAGCGACCGATT